TATTTTCACTCTTTATCTGCACAAATAAAAACCCGGCGAGCGAGGCGGGGAAGCCGCCAGCACCCACCGGGCTAGGGAGAGGGGGTAAACAGGGAGAAAAACCCCCTCAAGAATTGTAATGGGCCGACAAATTTAAGGCCCGACAAGTTTAATCTTTGTAGTAATCTAAAATTGCTAAATCTTCAAGTGCAAGCATTATGCTAATTCCTCTAATGTTTAATCAGTATTAGACCCAGACCTATACCCAGACTCCGACCTACTCCCAGACTTAGACCAAGACTCAGACCAAGACCTATACCCAGCCCCAGACCTAGACCAAGCCCCAGACCTAGACCTAGACCAAGACCCGGACCTAGACTTAGACCAAGACCCAAACCCAGACCTAAGCTTAATTTTCTTTGTTTGGAACATCAGTAACAAGACTACTTCAACACACCAAACGATTCAATACTCTGAGTAGAGACATACCAATCGTTAGGTAGCTTCTGACAGTCCTTCCAACTAGTTTCAGTAAAAGCACCAGTTTCAAAAACAATACCAGCGTCTTCCAGCTTGATACAAGTATTATTCACACCTACCAGCTTTCCGGTGTAAATATAAACGCCACAGAATAGTGTAACACGCTGCCCCATAAGAGCATCAAGACCTTCATTATCAACTTCAGTTACCATAACTTTCATCTCATTTATTTATCCTGCATTAAATGATGCACAAATTATAGCACCGGGATAGATGTCATCGTCAGGTTCACCCACGACTTCACCCAGATATATCAACTCTACTAAGTCAGGGCGTGATACCCAATTATCGTATAGCAAAAAGTCATCTGATCCATCACAGGGATGTATCTTCTGTGCTTCTTCTGCACTGTTGGCAACCACTACAGCACTGTCGAAAGTGTCGTAGCCCCTGTTAATATTCTGGTATATCTTAAATAGTTTCATTATGCTACTTCCTGTAATGTTTCGGTAAACCAATTTGGTACAGATCGATTAGTCCACTTTGCAAAGTATGCCTTATCACCGACATAATATGCCCTGTAAGCAGACACAACATCATCAAGAGAGGCAGAGTTAGGATTACACTTGTAGTGGTCAGGCATACATTGTGGCGGTGCTGTTCTTACTCCTGAAAGTAATGTTTTATACATTATGTTCTTAGGGGAATAAAACAAGTTTTCCAGCGTAGCGGCCTTGTGTACTTTGTCATAGCGGTGCATGTACTCAATACCGAGATAGCCCCATAGGTCCGACAACCAGTTGTAGTTGCCACGGGCTAGCCTTGCCCAAACAGCACTAGGATGGTTCTTGTATGCCGCTAGATATATAGGGCATTTATCTGGAACAAGAATACCGTCATCGTTGTAAAAGTCTCCCTCTAGATGGTAGTGCTTGTAGTTTTCTTTAACAGTATAGGTTTTATTTTTTTTGGAGTAGGACATTTTAGAAACTACACAAACTTCCCCGTCTAAGATTCGGTGCGCTGTAGATAACAATTGAGCAGTTTCCGTTATCATTTTTACAACGTGTTTGTCACAGTGCATTTCCGCTGCAATCTTGGGGTTTTTATCTAGGTAGAATATATTCACCGCTGCTCCTCCCAACGTAACTTTACAAGCTCATTAGCTAATATTTCTTTTTCTCCATTAGATATAATGGCATTGCCTAAATCTGATAACGCTTCATAATACATTTCAGATATTCTATCTTCGTTACTTCCCTCAGTCTCAGGCACACTCATTTTGGTTCTCCATGTAAATAAGAAGAATTGACCCTTAGCATATTCTAAGGGAGCCTGTCAAGTGGTTTTTTAATCTATACAATATTCATAGTTGTCAGTGAAGACGTTACTCTTTAACAGCTTTGCTCCATTTCCTATATGGAAGTTAGCAGCCATTGTTGTCTTAGGGCTAAGAGTTACAAATCTAGTTATTTCACCTCTTTCAGACTTTACTCTTTCTAAAGCCGACAATAATACAGACCTACCACACCCTTTAAACAAGGACCAAACACTGTAGAACATAGCGACATTTTTTTCTGTGCTTCCATTCGCAATGCTAGACTGTTCGGAAAGTTGGTACAGACTAGAGCAAACATCCTCTGTAAAAGCTACACAGATAAAGCCCCTAGCCACGCCGACATTGTTATCCATAAGACAATAGAAATCTCTATCCCCTGTTATTCTAAACTCATGGGACAACTCTGGTCTTATAGGGTCTTTGTAAGTAACAGCACCCGCGTAATCTCTTACATTAACTAATGCCATGTTCTTTCCTTATTCTAATTAAAACCTGATGTTTTTCTTTGTCGCTGTATTCTGACCATTGAACAATCTCGTCTTGAGTTCTAAAGCAACCAACGCAAAGCATATGTGTTACCCTATTAACCAAGTGACATATATTTTTGCAAGGGCTTTTCACCTCGCTCACTCTACAAGGCTACCAAGGCTGCTACACATTCTTGTATGGTCTACCAAGAGCCTACTAAGCGCATCTTTAGGAACTGTTATATTCTTTTTTCTACCATCTTTTTCAATTAAAGAATGCAACAACTCTATATCTTTTAAAGATGTTTCAAGAGAAATCTTTTTCATCATCTACAATCTCTGTGACAACCCAACGACCCCTATCAGCTACATGAGGAAACCTTTTAATCCAGCTTCTAGGATAGTTACCAAGTTCAGTCTCATAGAACCACTCCCACTTTAAAACCTTACCATCTTGTCTCTTAGATGTTTCAGGCTTAGGCCTACGGGCTATTCTTTTACGCATGGCGAACATCCCCCGTTTCTATGTTGTAGTATACAAGCTCTACACCAAGACTTTTTTGTAGGGGTGTTAACGATCTGTTTATCATACTTCCCGGCCTCCAGTTAGCATTCTTAGAACGGAACGACATACTCTTTACCTCGACTAACTTCTTTTCTAAGGTTTCTGGGTGTATGGCTACAAGATCGACAGGTCCAGTATTATTTGTTTCGTTATAAACAAAGTAACCTTTATCTACGTAGTAGCGCATAACAGCAAGCTTAGACTGTATACCCTTTTTTTGTTTTCTATTCATCATGCTTTTGTACCTGAGCTATAACTGTGTGTGACCATATCGTATGTGTAGTTTTCATTTCCCTTACAGGGATTGCATATATACAAGTTCTTTTCAAGAAGCACCTCTTTCCTGCACGACAAACATTTCCTTACCCTGAACTGTGAGGGCTTTATCTTCTGACGATCAGACATGAGCTTATTAAAGTTTATAGCCTTTTTAGTAGCCTTGTCCTTTTGCTTCTCAAGGTCTTCTTGTGAAATAAGGTTTTTGTTCCTATTCCATATACCTATAACAACATTCTTTGTCATAGTCCTACCTGTTTCGAGGTAGTACTCATGGTTCATTTTAGCAGCAACTTCAGCCGCAGACAAATTGTCTTTAACTCTGAGATTAACTACTCGCCTACAAAAGTCTTTTGAGTGCATCATACTATATATTTTCTTTAACGTTTAAATATTTTTAACCAGCAGCTAGCACAATAAAGTATATTTTTTTGTACGGCTACTGCTTTTTTTTTACATAAACTACAATCCACTGATACTACTCAAACTTAGTTTCGTCAGTAAACACATGGTTTATATGATCGACTAAAACAGATTGCAGAGTATCAAGATTTATATTCCTATACCCTTTTGCTTTGAGATCATACACGGTTAACATACTCTTTGATGTATTACAATCTCTACCGCCTTTAATATGTTTCTTAACATTTAGTCGGGCATTCATTCTACGGACAGTCCCATCCGCTTTTACAAACTCCGCTGTAAAGATTTTATCTTGGACGGTAGCCTCAACCACGCGGCGCATGATATCGGCATTTGACAATCTGGGGGAATAGATAGTAACTACTTCATTCACGGCATTCACTCGTATGCTGTTGGAAAGACCCTCATCTTAAACCATAACAAAGATTTTGTCAATCGAAATTATTTTCTTGACAGAGATTTAAATCCATGATATTAGATATGGTTATCGTCTCCCGAAACTCTAAGTAATATATTAATATGAATAATATTATTAAAGATTATATATATTCTATAGATATACCTATAGATACTTCTGTACGGTTAGACTGCCCTATATGTAGTGGTACTAAAACACTATCAGTAACAAAGTTTACTGATTGTACTAAGTATTACTGCTTTCATGCTAACTGCACTAAAGGAGGCGTTATCAAAGAGGGGTTAAACATAACATCCTTTAATAAACCGACAATACAAGACAATGGAGATACTCCTAATAAGTTACAGGAGGACAAACAGCATTGGCGTAGGGGTATGTATACCACAGAGTTTTGTAATTACATACTAGATAATAGATGCGACTATGCAATGTCTAACAAGCTTGCTGACATACGACACGACTACAAGCAGGATAGAGTAGTGTTCGTAATCAAAGAAAACAATAAAGTGGTGGATGCTGCCGGTAGGTACATAGGGAAAAATGCTGGCTTTGTACCAAAGTGGTACAGATATGGTGATAGTGGTACTCCCTTCATTTGCGGCACCTCTAGTCACGCCATAGTTGTAGAAGACTGTGCTTCAGCCTGTTCTGTATCATCTTTTTCAACCGGGGTCGCTCTGTTGGGAACGAGCCTATCTGAGAAAGTTCTTGACATTCTTTCAGATTTCGATACCGTGACTGTTGCGTTGGATAAAGACGCTACAACTAAGTCTATCGACATGGTTATGAGATTAAACTGGGAGCTTGAGAATGTAAACATGGTTGTACTTGAAAGAGATTTAAAGAAGTTGGATGTTAAAGAGTCAAAAAAGGTTTTGAAAATAGATGATTGATAGATCAGTACTTGTTGCTTGTCTAACCAAAGAAAATTACAACAGAGTATCTAGTCTAATAAAAAAGGAATATTTCCCAAAAGAAGTAGCGACCATAGTTGAAACACTTTCTTACCTACACAGTACTTATGAGGGCGACCTTACTGCAGATGACATTCTTCTTGGGCATCAGGCTAAATACCCTGCTCTACCAGAGGCTACAGCCAATAAAGCTGTTAAAGAGATTGAAAGACTGCGCTCTACAAAGGTTAATGAAGAGCTAGTTGCAGACGTATTACATGCCTTTTGGAAAAGGACTAAAGCAAAAGAGATAGGCGAACAGGCTCTTGATATATTTGTTGGTAAGTCCAATAACACTAATGCTCTTTTTAATTGTGTAGAAGAGCTTAAAGACAACGACATTAAACAATCTCAGACTTACTCGGTTCTGAGTGACGACATTGAAACATCTTTAGATGAATTTGAACGTGACCCAGAGTTTCCTTTTCCTACTTCACTAAGGGACTATGTACCGGGAATAGACAGGCAGAATCTAGGAGTTATCTTTGCAAGACCAGAAATAGGAAAGACTTCTTTCTCTGCTTGGTTAGCCGGTTGGTATGTTAAGAACAAGTTCAAAGTTGCCTATTGGGGCAATGAAGAGCCTGTTAAAAAGACAAGGATGCGGGTTGCTAAGTCCATAACAGAAATGTCTAAGCTAGAAGTCCTTACAAACAAAGATAGCTTTATAGATCAGTACAAGGAGCTTGCAGTACCCTACATAAGCTTCATGGATTGTGTAGGCACTTCTATACAGGAGATTGAGGACTACTGCATAAGAAATGAAGTTGACATAGTAATTATAGATCAGCTAGATAAGATTAGAGTAGATGGAGAGTTCTCTCGCGGAGATGAGAGGCTAAAAGAGTTGTACTGCCGTTCGCGTGAGCTTGCTAAGAGGAATAATGTTGCCCTGTGGGCAGTATCACAGGCCTCGTATGAGGCTCATGGTAGAGAGACTATTGACTATTCAATGCTTGATGGCTCTAAGACGGGCAAGGCTGGTGAGGCTGATATAATCATTGGCATTGGTATAGCGGAACATGAAGAGTTTAGAACTATTAAGTTCTCTAAGAACAAGATAAATGGTTTTCATGGTTCCGTAGTTCTTCGTAGAGATGGTGATAGGGATATATTCTCTTGATTACTACATTAGATATAGAAACTACGATGACGTTTGATTCAGATACAGTCTCTTCACCTTTCTTTGGTAATCAGATAGTATTTGTAGGTATAAAACGAGAAGTACCTAACATGTATGCGGAGAATATTGAGGTATGGTTTTATCACGATGTCATACGTGCAACAGAGAATGGTGTGCATAAGGTACAGTCAGCACTAGACAAGGCTACCTGTCTTGTAGGACACAATCTTAAGTTCGATCTACAATGGCTACGGGCCTGTGGTTTTAAATATGATGGTAAACTATTCGATACTATGATTGCTGAGTACTTGCTGGCTAGAGGGAACAAGGTTGGCTTGAGCCTTGCTGCTTGTTGTGAAAGGCGGGGGTTGGGTGAGAAGAGGACCGACCTTACAAAAGAATATATTAAAAACAAAGTTTCCTACGAAAGTATGCCCCCTGATATCGTTAATCAGTATTGTATGGCTGATGTTAGTATTACAAAACAACTAGCAGATGCACAGATTAAGGAGCTAGGCATGTCTTGGGAAGACTACTCACCGGGTTTATTTTTGAAGGTGCCGCATGAAAAATGTGCTTAATCTTTCTATGGATATGCTGGACGTTCTCATTGACATGGAGAGCGCCGGTATAAAGATATCTAATGATAAACTAGCTAAGATTAAGCTAGAGTATCAAAATGAGTATAACGCGCTATACAATGACTTGATGGCTATTGCTGAACGGGCAATGGGAGATACTCCTATCAACCTTGATAGCCCAGATGATCGTAGTATACTGCTATACTCAAGAAAGGTTTCTGATAAGTCCGCTTGGAAAGAGTCTTTTAACATAGGCACTGAGCTTCGTGGCAACACAAAGAAACAGAAGAATAAAACTAAAATGGATAGGCAGTCGTTTACCCGATTAGTTAAAGAGCTAGCACCAGTAGTCTACAAGACTATTGGCAGTGCTTGTTCCCACTGTAATGGCAAAGGCTCTTTCTACTACACACTAAAGTCGGGTGAGAGAAGTAAGAATAAAAAGAAATGCACAAAATGTAACGGTGTAGGTATAATATACAAGAGGTTAAACGAGGCCGCTGGTCTTAGGATAATTCCTAGAGGGCCAGAGGACACTGCTTCTGGTGGATTTAAGACAGATAAAGAAACACTTGTTCAGATACGTCTTGATCTAGAAGGAGATGCTAAAGAGTTTGTTGACAAGTACATGAGGTACTCTATGATTAGAACGTACCTCAACACCTTTGTAGATAGTCTGGAGAAGTATCAAGATGATAACAGCTTTATTCATCCTCAGTTTAATCAGTGCGTCACTGCTACTGGAAGACTGTCCTCAAGTAGACCAAACTTTCAAAATATGCCGAGAGGAAACACATTCCCTGCAAGAGAAGCGATTGTTTCTAGGTATGAAGGTGGCTATATTCTAGAAGGTGACTACTCCCAACTAGAGTTTAGGGTAGCCGGATTTCTATCTAAAGACCCTGTAATCTACAAAGAAGTTACAGAGGGATATGATGTGCATTCTTATACAGCTAGCATTATGGGTGTTTCCCGTCAGGATGCTAAAGCGCATACATTTAAACCTTTGTACGGTGGTATGCTTGGTACTAACAGAGAGATGGCTTACTACTCTGCTTTTAGAGAGAAGTACCAGTCTGTAGCAAGGTGGCATGAAGAGCTTCAAGAAGAGGCTGTAACTACGAAGAAAGTTGTACTGCCCTCTGGAAGAGAGTATGCATTCCCCTATGCTAAATATACTAGAAGAGGAACTGCAGTAGGGGCTACTTCAATTAAGAACTATCCGGTACAGGGCTTTGCTACCGCAGACCTCCTACCGCTGGCCTTGATCCATCTACACAAGAGCCTTAAGTCTATGGTTGATCCCAAGCCAAAGAGTAAGATTATAAATACTGTACACGATTCTATCGTCATGGATGTACACCCAGACGAGAAGAATACTATGATTGAATTACTAAGAAGGAGTATGTTATGCATATCTAAAGAATGCAAAGAAAAATTTGGTGTTGACTTTGATATGCCTATTGATATAGAATTAAAAATAGGCCACGATTGGCTAAACTCACAGGAGATTGAATTAGCATGAGCGCAGTTATGAAGATTGAAGATTTTAATGATGAAAACGTAGCCAAGATTGCGGCTATGATTGGACAGGTAGATGAGAGTGTAAGTGCTACTGCCGGTCTACCCCGTCTAGCAATTGAACAGCAGAACGAAACCAAGGAAGGCGATACCCTGCCAAAGGGTTCTTTCCGTTTGCGTATTGGTGATAAGTCTGTATACAGTAAAGAACTGGAAGTGCGTCTATTTGTTCGCTATTACTCCTACAATCTTTGGAACAATGAACAGCCAGAACTTTCCGTTCGCACAGTGCTTGCGCCCTCACTCAGTGATAACTTTCCTGATACAAGTGGTGGCAACAAGTGTGGTAAGCTATCTAAGGATGAGGTATCTGCACTTCCCGCTAACTCCATTGAACATGCAAAGCAGGATAGCATTAAATGTACACAGCTTGTATATGGTATGATTACCTCTGCACAAGATGCTAAGACTACTGATGGAGAAGAAGTAGAACTAAAGGGTACTCCGTTTATCTGGGCAGCAAGGGGATCAGCCTTTATGCCTGTCGCTAACTATATCCGCGAAGTCCCATCCAACAAGATCATGTTTGGGCAGAAAGCGAAAGTATCTACTAAGCGTAATGTAAATGGTAGTGTTATTTATTATACTCCAGTATTTGATAAACCAAAACCTGCTAAGGTACAAGAGAGTGATATTGAACTTCTCAATACCTTTATGGAAGATATCGACAAATGGAATACTAGAGTTATTAAAGAGTTCAAGGATCGTAAAGATTCTGTAATAGCTAGAGATGATCTAGATGTTGCTAATTCTTTAGAGGTGGCGGATAGCATCTGATGTCATCAATGCTGTTACATAAAGTACAGCATTTCCTTGAGAAAGCGTCGAGGGGTGAAGGCGAAGGTCTTCCCCCTCACCTTATCGAAGAGTTTAAGGAGATGTGTGGCTCCGCTATCGAAAGGCAGTTTGCTAGGAAACCTGAGTATCGGGTACGTATGTCCGGTGTAGGTAAGCCCCTCTGCCAACAAAAGATGTCTATCAGAGAGGACAGAGAAGAAGAGGTAGACTACACTCTCGTAATGAAGTTCTTGTTTGGTGATTTGATAGAGGCTGTTGCTGTTACAGTATTGAAAGCCTCTGGCGTAGAAATACAAGGAGAACAGGAAGCTGTTAGTCTTGACATTGGTGGTACAACCTTAAGAGGAACCTACGATGTAAAGATAGATAACAAAATATATGATATTAAGAGTGCTGCTCCCGGTTCCTTCTCTATGAAGTTTGCAGCTAATCGTGGCTACAACAACATCAAGAAGGATGATGTTTTTGGTTACGTGCCACAGGGCTACTTATACTCTGAAGCTGCAGGTACTTCCTTCGGTGGTTGGATAGCAATCAATAAGGCTACTGGAGAGTGGGCTGTATGTGAAGCACCGCTGGTGCAGGATGAGGATAGAGAAGAGGCTCTAACCTTAGCCGATAATAATATAAAAGAAGTGCTTAACAATCCTACTATTGATAAGTGTTTTACAGACTCTATAGAAACTTACAAAGATAAAGCAACGGGTACTGTTAAGAAGACAGGCAATCGTCTTATGGATAGAACCTGTGGTTACTGCGGCTTCAAAAAGTATTGCTGGCCTGATGCTGCTTATAAGATGTCTGCTACTTCAGCAGCTAAGACTAAGCCTAGAGTATGGTATACAAAGCACGTAAAGGATGAAGTGTAATGCCCTTATATATGCCAGAAAGAATTAGCGACTTAGAAATACAACAAAACCCCTATGCAACCTTTGTTTACTTTGATACAGTAAAGGGCGATTGCTTTGTTCAAGACAACCTGCATGTTAAGTCAGCCGCCACTAATTCTAATCTCATATGCATAGTTTTTGCAAAAGATATGTCACCGGATGGGTTTTGGTCGAAAGAAGAGTTTAATAGCACTGGAAAGTCTGCAATATCTGAGGGCTTTGTTGAAATACGTAAGCAAAGACAGGTCAACAAACTTGTAGTCTTTCCTATGGTGCCTTTTTCACTTGCTAAATCAACCGCCCCTGAATGGGTTCAAGACTATATGGATAAAAAGTATATAGATATGGTAAATTTAGGGTTTACACATGCGATTTAGATCAAAATTTGAAGCTGAAGTTGCAATGTCCTTAGACAGGCTTGGTGTATCCTTTGAGTTTGAGCCTGATAAGATACCCTTTCAACCGCCGCCAAGGGTCTACATACCTGACTTTTATATACCTAGAAATGATATGTATATTGAGGTTAAGGGCAGGTTAACACAAGGCGATAGAGTTAAACATCTGCTAGTACAAAAACAAAATCCTGACTTTAACGTTAAGTTCTTCTTTGCAAACGCTAACAAGAAGATATACAAGGGGTCCAAGACTACCCATGCAGATTGGGCAGAGCGCCACGGCTTTGATTGGGCGCATAAAAGATTGCCTGTGGAGTGGTTTGATGAGTGATGATGGGTTCACGTTCAATCCTGACGAAGATAGTGTCATGGATGAGGAGATGAAAAAGAAGATTTCAGAAGAGACTTTTTTTCTCTCTCCTGACAGGCTATACATAGTCTTAGACCCCATATCTATTGACAAGGTTACTGTCCGCGCATATGATACATCAGACTCAGAAGAACTTAGCGCGGCCCATATTCTACAGCAGGGTATGCTTAGTCTTCTGGAAACGGATTATGATTACTTAATGCAGATAGGACATGAAGCTACATTAGAAAGTATATCAGAGCATCGTAGTAAAGAAGGTAGTACAAAGATTACTGTCGATGAAGTTTATGACAATGTGATACGGGTTGAATTTAGCAAGGACAACTAATGCCGGATGAGAAAAAATACTTAAGCTCTATACAAGCTATAGATAATGACAAAGAATTATCTTACTCAGTAAATAATCCTGATCATTATAATCAAGGAAAAATAGAGACTATAAATATTATACAAGACTCACTTTCTCCAGAAGCTTTTCGAGGTTATCTTAAAGGTAATATATTAAAGTATATGTGTAGATATGAGTACAAGGGTATGCCTAAGAAAGACCTTCTTAAGGCCGAGTGGTATCTAAAAAAACTTATTAAAGAGGTAAAGAATTAAAAATGAGCAACAACTACTTCCCTACAGACTATCAAGAGTTTATCCACTTGTCTAGGTATGCCCGTTGGTTGGGGGACAGGCGCGAGTCTTGGCCTGAGACAGTCTCAAGATACTTTGATTTTATGCAGGAACATCTAAAAAAAGACCACAACCATACCATTCCTAATAGAGAGGAACTTGAAGAGGCTGTACTTAGTCTTCAGGTAATGCCCTCTATGAGAGCTTTGATGACTTCCGGTCTTGCTCTTTCTAGAGATAATACCGCAGGATATAACTGTTCATACATTCCTGTAGACTCTCCGCGATCTTTTGATGAGATACTGTACGTTCTTATGTGTGGTACAGGAGTAGGCTTTTCATCTGAAAGAAAGTATACAGATAATCTACCTGTTGTTAACGAGCATTTTGAACCTACGGAAACGACTGTTGTTGTGCAGGATAGTAAGGCAGGGTGGGCTAGGGGCTTGCGTGAGCTAATTGCCTGTCTCTACGCAGGTCAGGTGCCAAAGTGGGATTTGTCCCGTCTACGCCCTGCGGGAGCGCGTTTAAAGACCTTTGGTGGCAGGTCGTCCGGCCCTGCCCCTCTGGATGATCTTATGAACTTTACCGTAGTTCTGTTTAAATCTGCTGCGGGTAGGAAACTATCTCCGCTGGAATGCCATGATCTTGTATGTAAGATTGCAAGTGTTATTGTTGTTGGTGGTGTGCGCCGCTCTGCACTAATCTCTCTATCTGATTTAAACTCTAACAGAATGCGTGTTGCTAAGTCTGGTGATTGGTTTAGGGAGTATCCCTACCGAGGGCTTGCCAATAATTCTGCAGTTTACGACGAGCGCCCAGACATGAACACGTTTCTAAAAGAATGGTATTCTTTGTATGAATCAAAGTCTGGTGAAAGAGGTATCTTTAATCGTGGCTCCGCTAAAAATAAAGTTAATAGTATTGGTCGTCGTGATCCTGATCATGTATTTGGAACTAACCCTTGCTCTGAGATCATTCTAAGGCCTTATCAGTTCTGTAACCTCACAGAGGTAGTTGTTCGTGCGGAAGATACTGTTGGCTCTCTTACAAAGAAGGTAGAGCTAGCAACTCAGCTAGGAACTTATCAGTCGTCACTTACTGACTTTAAATATCTAAGAAAGATATGGAAGCAGAACACGGAAGAGGAAAGGCTGTTGGGGGTTAGCCTTACTGGTATTCTAGACAATGTGCATCTGTCCAAGGTGGACTCTAATCTTCCTAAAGTCCTTGAGGGGCTAAAAGAAGTGTCCATTAAGAGTAATACTAAGTTTGCTGCTAGCTTGGGAATAAACGCATCCACAGCTATTACCTGCGTAAAACCTTCAGGAACTGTATCTCAGTTAGTAGATAGTGCTTCCGGTATTCATCCTAGACACAGTGAGTACTACATCAGAACTGTGCGAGGAGATAACAAAGACCCTCTTACTCAGTTTATGATACAGAAGGGCATACCTGCAGAGCCAGCTATAGGCAATGAAGACAACATGACAGTCTTCTCCTTTCCTGTTAAGTCGCCAGAAGGTGCTTTAACTAGGGAGAGTATGACTGCTATTGAGCATCTTGAGCTTTGGAAAGTATATGCAGAGTACTGGTGTGAACATAAGCCCTCCATAACTATCTCTGTAAAAGAGGATGAATGGCTCAAGGTAGGTTCATGGGTATACGAGAACTTCGATTATATCTCAGGAGTATCCTTCCTGCCTTACTCAGATCACACCTATCAACAAGCCCCATACACTGAATGCACTGAAGATGAGTATAAAGAGTTGTTGACAAACATGCCTAAATCTATAGTATGGGAAGAGCTAAAGAAGCTTGAAGTAGAAGACACTACCACAGGCTCTCAAGAATTAAGCTGCACAGGAGATGTCTGTGAAGTTGTTGATATTGGTTTGTAGGTTACAATGATAAAAGAAATCCAGATAACTGATGACATGCGGCAGTGGGCCGATAGGAAAGCTTTCCTGCTTGGTGAGTTAAACAACTCTATAATCAGGGGTGCAGGGTCATTAGCTGGATACTTGGGGGAGAAGATAGTCGTAGACGTTCTGGGTGGTTCTCATCAAAACACCTTTGATTACGACCTTACCCTTGGGGATGGCACAACAGTAGATGTCAAAACCAAGCAGGTATCTTCTCCTCCAAGAGACTACTACTCATGTTCAGTTGCTAAGTTCAATGCTAAACAGAACTGTGATTCTTATGCTTTTGTTAGGATTAAGAATGACTTTACTATGGGATGGTACTTAGGTAAAATAACTAAAGATGAGTTTTTTAAAGTAGCTACTGAACACAAGAAGGGAGAGGTAGACCCAGATAACGGCTTTGTATTTAGAGCAGACTGTTACAATCTACCAATATCTATGTTAGAGGCTAGTAATGAGTAAGAAGGCTGATGCGCTCCTTTACAGGATGTCCGTATCAATTACTTCAAGTGGAGATATAGCTTTGGATTTTGAGGGTCCCCCCTCTGCCAAAGATATAGAAAACATTTTTGATAAGTGGAATCCTGAGTTTGAACACACAAAAAAAATAGTCTCGCTGGTAAATTACCTACGAGACTATAGTGATCAGCAGTACAGGGATTTTAAAGGTATTATTTATTAGGTATCTTTTTATCCTCTTTTGGTTTCACTGCTTCTTCATAGTATACTATCAGTTCTTTCTGCTGCTTAATAAACCTTTTTAGCTCAGACATATTCAGTGCAAGGGTTTCGTAGTCTCTTACGCTTATAGCGTAGAATAGGAAGTCACCCTTCTCTTGGGTAAACCTTGCCTTGAACTCTTCAAAGTTACTTTCATTAACTACATAAAAGTATATACCGTTCATGTCCACAGGTCTGGGACGATTTTGAATAGGTACGTTTCTACTAGCCTCTACAGTCTTAATCTGTAGGGGCATTATTTTTCTAAAGGTGTCGCAACCACTACTTAGCAGGAGAAGCGGGAGCAGCACCAGAGATAATTTCCAGTGATTTAAGAAGTTTCTTAGTTCCATTATTTATTTTCTCTTCTGCTAACTTAGGGTCTTTAATACTAAGAGCTACTAAATTACTTTTTCTTAGCCTGTTTATTAAAGTGTCTCTGTACGTATTGGCTATATCAAGTCTGGTTTGAAGTTCAGTGTTTAACTTCTGAAACTTGTTTCTGTCTTCTTCCATAGTTTTTATAGTGTTATCTTGGATTGCTTTAGCAGTGGCTAGCTTCACATTATTCTCAGTCAAAGTCTGTATGCGCTCTTGCGTATCCTTGTAATAGTAATACGCACCATAGCCAGCACCGCCAAGCAATCCAAGCACTATCAATAGAAGATAGAGTTTAATCATTTAACAAGTTTATTCTTAGCCTTGAGAACGTTCATTCCCAGTGTGTTGATAGCTGTTAGAATGCCCTGAAGTTTTTTATTGTCAGCTTCGTTGGGCGTAACAGCAGCCACTACTGAGAAGCCACCTAACACGGCAAGGGCTACAACGATTACGGTAATAATTAGTGTCATTTTTATCTCCTAAATTGATCTAGTTCTAGTTCACGGATTTGTGATTCGGTCTTTTCTTTTCTTTTAATATTTTCGTGATATCCAAGACCATTTATAAGTACAGTAAATAGATTAGGATCGTACTTTCGTATGGCATCTCCATTAGTTTCTATTATTTCAATAACGGCATCTACCATCTTAGGGTCTTTCATAATCTTAGACAGGGCCTCTGCTTTCTTCTTTCTAAACCCAAGAAGTGCTACCTCAGTTGCTACGTACTTAGGGCTAATAACTCCTCGCGCAACACTGTAAGTACGAGACAGAAGAGACTCAACGCCTAAACCTTTAGGAGTTGTGACTTTAACTCCTGCACTAGAAACAGTGTCTCTATTTTGAATCATCAAAAACTGAGCCATTCTAGTTAGCCCGGTAAACTTCTCCTCGCCTATGATACCTCTAACCGTATTAGAAACATCTCTGTCAAGTACAAGCGAGTATAGTCTCTCATAGTCAAAGTCTCTCATATATTGACCAACCCTAGCCTCTCTCATCACTCCGTATGAAGCGCGGGAGATAGCCTCTAATGTAAGATCAGACATAAGCTCTTTTACGGCGTCATCTCCTACACCTATCTCTTTTGCTACTTGAGGAAGAAGAGTATCAATTCTAGACTGTCCCTGTGGATTAAGAATGAAGAAGTTCAAGAAGCTATCATAGTCGCTTATCTGTGTGGCCCCTTGCTGCTCCGGTCCAAATCTAGCCATGCTCTTCAAGAAGTTCTCTCTTAGATTAGCCTGTGCTTGAACATTCTTAGCCGCCCGTTTAACTGCACGGTCAACCTGCGCTTCCGTTCTGCTTAGAAGTTTAGTTCCTCCAAAGAAGTTATCAACTGCTAGATTGTACTGTGTAACTCTATCAAGATCAATAAGCCCAGCCTTCTCAAGCTCTTTTAGTGCAGGGCTTTCTAAAATTTTACCACCAGCTTGATTAGCCCTTGAAAGAAGCTCTCCCTCTACAAGCTTATCAGCAGAGGATACTTTTCCATCGCGAGGTATGAGAGGCTTTATGCCCTTTGCTTCAACTATACCTGATATATGTCGGGCAAGCAGATCGTTTAACAGGTTTCGAGTAATCTGTTTTGCTTTTCCAGTTAAAACATACTCGCCTGTATCACTGTAAAACCCACCAAATGTTTTTTCTAGCTGTTTTACTAAATCTACACCATCCTGTTGTTCTCCAGAAATAAGCTTATTAAAGTTAATCCATTTTATAGGGTCTACTTTATGAGTGCCGTTTGGATTAAAGTGGTCTACATTATAGCCTATAGGGTTTCCTGCTTTGTCTCTATAGCGCATGACTACATTATTAATGTAGTTTGTTTTTGCCCTGCGTATAGCTTGACCTGCCTCTCCTTCTTCAGGGATAGTGTCTATAATGCTTCTAGACAAACTGCCCATTTTTTCAGAAAGCTCTCTCTTGCTATCGTACATCTTCCTAGCTTGCTCTGAGAACTTAGATGAATACTCTTGTATATCGCTTACTGTAGCGTTAATTCTAAGGTCTATATCAAGCTCTTCACCAATTTCTCTAGCAATTCTGAACACATCAAAGTCTGTAAAGTCTTGAGCAGCCCCTGCGTATTCAGACCTAAAGAAGCCCTTTATCTCATTATAGTTAAAGTTATCTGCAGTGATACCCTCAAGAACATCATCTGCTACGCCTTTCTGTTTCATAGCCGCTTTAAACTCTTCTAATATAACTTCTTTAAGTTCTATGTTAGAGTCTAAAGCTTCTTCTACAGCAGCTTTGCCTTCAATGTTTGATAGCGCCTCTAGAGTAGAAGAATTACCAAGTTTTTTACCCTTTAGTATTTGCTTTACTTTTTCTAATCTTGTCTGACCAATGACATTATCTGCAGTTCCATACAGATCGTCTAACCAATCTGTAATGTCAATCTCATCTCCGTACTGAGAAAGCTCTTCAAATTGCTTACGGGCCTTGCCTGTAATCGCTGCTTTTCTATTCCTTGCATATGTTGCTAAGGACTCTGCAGCATTCTCCGCATCTATTTGATACTTTTGAGGATCAAGAAAAGAGTCAAGAAAACGAACTAAGTCAGTCTCAGTTTCTCCTACAGCCTCTTCTACCTGTTCCAATCTGCGTGTAGCTTGACCTTCAAGCTCAGGAACGGCTTCTTCTGTAAGCCGCCTAACAGCGGGATCACCCATATCTCCTGCATCATCTAAAAGACTGTTACGGGTAATCTGTTCTACAAGTTCAGATAGACTTTCTTTATCTTTTACATTCTGTGTAAACGCAGGGTCAGCAACTAAGTCTACAATCTCTTGAACGAGATCATCTAACTGTGCTTTATCATTGCCTATCTCTTCAACCTGCTTAGTGCTAGCAGCTTGCATCGCGGATATAAAGCTATCGAACTTAGAGTTCTGTACACCAGCATCTCCAGCAGCCCCTGCCAGCCTGTCTAACAGCCCACGAAACTCTACAAACTGTTGCTCTATATTTCTTTCATTCTCAATTAACTGAGTAATTTCTTTAGTATTTTTTAAGGTTTTGGCTAGACTAATGTTCGCTTCTGGAATGGCCTCCCGCATCATCATAAGGGGAATAAGGCCAGTGGCCTTGCCCATAGTAGTTTGAAGAAGCTCAGGGTCCACCCCAGCTTCCGTAAGGTCTACTCTAATATCATTCAGTAGCTTTAATTGTCCGTAGACGTTAGTTCTATCTTCTTCAGGTAATGACCTGATAAACCTAGCAAAGCCATTGAGAGACTCTTGTTCTTTTTTTGTAAGGTTGCTTTGCTTAGGTATTATCCCCGTCTTAGCAAGCTGCTTAACCTGTTCATCACTTAATGCACCCAAGAAGCTTCCAAAACCTACAATTGCAGACCCAAAACCTTGTCCTGATTTAACCAACGCTTTATAGGTTTTATCAAACCCTACAGAGCTAAATATGCCTCCCCCCAGAGCGCCAAACAAAGCACCGAACTCTTCTCCATAAAGATTTCCCGCTATAGTTGCTCCAGTAACAGCACCTACTTCAGTCATAGGTATTTCTAAAAACTGTTTGGGAATATCACTAACACGTTTTCTTCTAGCAAAGGAAAGAGCGGCCTCTTCACTGTCTATGAGAGTCTTATCCTTAGATTTTCTAGCAGAAGCTACCTTCTTTCTAGCCTCTCCTATTGCCCTGTTATTCTCTGCAACAGTCTTAAGTAAAGGCTTCTGTTTTGAGGTAAGAACGGCTCCTACTCTTTTTGCGTATGCCGCTTTGCGTACACCGCCTAACTTAAAAAAGTTAGTTATAGCAAAGGTTGCTTTATCTGCAATCTGCAGAGTAGCCTTGGCTATTTCTTCATCGGTAGCCTTTAAGATATCTTTACCCATGATATCTTCCGCCTCTTTAACTAACTTTTTGCTGCCCCTTGTAAGAAACTTTATACCAGCAGCCGTGCCGCCTATAACTTCAGGAATAGCGCGAACTACCTGCTCCGTTGTAGAGGCCTCTGCTCGCCAGTAGCCTGTAAGTTCATCAGCCTCTCTTGCAGTTACAGTGCCAGCCTGACCTGCTAATCTATCTATAACCCCCTTAACAAACTCTCCTTCATTCTTTAACTCTGGAGACTCATCAAATATTTTTTTAGCAGTTGATAGTACTGCCCCTGCCAGAGATCGGTCTTCTTTTTCACGAAGGTTGTCAAAGTACTTTTCATACCTTTCTGAGTCGTACACTTTTTGAGGTTTTGTAAAAAGCGTTTCAGTTTGTCCCCTGCCTTCAGTTCCAGTATCAAGTCCAAGAGGAACTGCAATAGTATTAGCCACGCCAACAATATTATCTACAAAGAATTTACCAAGTGTAAAAACATCACGCGCAAGACCAAGAGTATCCTCTTCACCCGGAAGCCTATCAATGGCGCGTTCAATAGTTTCAGCCCGTGTAGTAAGCTGATCAACATTTGTTATAGAGGGTACGCCACCTACCTCTTCCTGTTCTTTCGCATATGCTCTCATCAATGACGATGAAATATCTACAGTATCCTGTACGTCTTCGCTAATCGTAGTATCTTCAATACGCTGTAAAACAGCAGGGTCGGGTTGGAAGGGCGCAGGAGCTACCGGCTCTTGTTTCTCCTGTTCATCTTCTTCGTATGAGTATATTCCCATAATTTAACCCTCTCCTCCGAATAGCTTATTAAGTCTTTCCCCTAAACCGAACCCGCCTCTAGACGCTGGGTCTTCTACCTGCTCAGGTTTTTCTGGAACAATATTAAACGAACCGTCAGCATCGTATTTAATATTTACTAGCTTACCAGAAGTCACATCAAATATCTGACCATGCATGTCCTGTACACGCTTAAGACCCTCTATAAATGCATCACTAGAAATACCTTGCTGCTGTCTTAAAGGTTCAAGCCTTTTTAACATTTGCCTAGCTTCAGGATTTACAACGTAGGGCTTACCCCCCAAGTCTTGTATTTTGCCAGAACTCCCTTTCGTTACAGTTTCAATGCCCCCGCGCCACACCTCTGGATTAAAGTTGTTACCTGCTAGCTGCGATGCTCTACTTAACAGGTTTGTTACAACGCCAGCACCTTCCTGCTGGAGGCTACTGCTTGTAATTCCTAGTTCTTGCTGTTGTCTTGCTATTGCACCATCTACGTTAGTATCGGTATAGCCCAATACGCGAGAGAATTTTTTTACAGAGTCATAGAGGGCTGCATTTTTATCCTCTTTTAATTCTTCATAAAGTCTACCTTTAGAAATAGTATTGTTTATAAGATTTGCTACAAAATCTAATTTTTGCAGCGTCTGTTCTAAGTTATCGGTGGGGCCACCCATCATTTTTAACGCTCTTTCTACGTCAGTATCAGAAATGGTTCGGCCACCAGTGCCGCCCTGAAGAATAGAAGTTAACTGGTACGCAAGCATATTCTGTAACATTTCTACTTGTGCAGCAGCCACACCTTTAGCATCTTGAGAGGCTTCTGCACTAGATAATTTTTTTCCTATTTCTCTAAGTCTACTTTGTGTTTTAGAAGACATTGCTCTATATGGTTTATTATCTTTAGTGTTATAGCGAATTTGAGTACCACTATCTATAACAGACTGAGCTTGAGCACTAAGATTTTTTACAAAAGAAGGAACAGAAGTCATCAGTGCTTGAAAGCCCGTTAAAATACTGCTACCAACTCCTACAACTTCAACTTGTTCTCTTAAAGCATTTAATGTATTTTTCGCTGCTGATGCAAGAGGACGAGACTCCTGAACCATCTTTATTTCTGCTTTAATATTAGTATCGTTTTTAGAAAGTTGTTGAATTGTTTTAGGTTGAGGCCTAGCATTTACTTTAGGTCTAAAGCTAGCATTTTGTCTTCCATAGAGTGATACTAAAGAGTATGCTTCATCTTTTAAAGTTCCATCTTCATTAACAAACCCATTATCAGGGTTATACAACCATTCTCTTGCTTCTTTAATTTGCTGTTCAGTGCCACTACCAATTTGAGAAAAGTATTTAACAGTAGGACTAGACGCTGCTACATATATTTTATTAATATCAGAGTCGTTACCTGCTCCCGGATCATAGGGGCCTATAAGTTTTAACATTTCTGCTCCAGCTTGAGCAGGGTTCATCTTACTTCGCCTAACACTACTAAAGGAAGCGATAGCATCTTTAACTTCGGGAGTATCCGGCATTCTAAGATTATTGCCAAGAACCCTTGTTTGAGAAACTTCAGGACTTCCTGTTTGTGGCATTTTTGTAGTGTTGTCTTGTATGCTTAAAAAAGCATTTCTTACAAAAGGGCTTCCTTTCAATACACCGCTGTAAATAGCAGCAACATCAGGATCAGGATTTGAATCCGTTGAATTTAAATTATACGCCATCTGATATACAGAAAGAAGTTTACGTTTAAGCTCTGGACCCGTCTTTGCATCGTTGTAAGCTGCTTCAAATTTTTCAGGCTCACTAACAAAGGCAGTCAAGGGATTGACGACCCTCTCCCGCTCTGATGCTCCTTTGAGCCATTCAAAACCACCAGCACTAGAATAGAGTTTTGCCCTATTTGCTTTTTGTCTAAGCTTTTCTGCCTCTATTTTAGCTTCTTTATTTATACCAGCAACTTTTGCTGCTGATTTTGCGCGTGTTTTAGCAGCTTCTTCTGCTGATGTTGCACCTTGATCAGCAGCGTATCTGCGGGATGCTGCATTTATTCTAGCAGCATCTAAGCGGGCTTCTGCGCCTGTTGTAGCAGTCTTTTCCTCTGCTTTAAGTCGCCTCTTAAGAATTAACTCTTTAGTAGCCCTATCAAATTCAAGTTTGTTAAGTTCTCTCTGTTCCTCTTGTTCTGCTAACTTCTCTGCTGCCTGAGTCTGCTGATACTTATTAATCTGATTATTTACAGCGCCCAAAGCTCCAGTTGCAAACGACATAAAAGGTGATACCATTATACTAATTCCTCTTGTTCTTCTTCCATAGACATAAAGCCTTCATCCACAGGAGTAGGCTCAGACATCTCTTCCATATCGCCCATCATGCCGCCTTCTGTTACTTCTTCTCCTTCAGGAGACTCATCAAGGTCTTCTAACAGTACATCAGCAGCATACATTAGCTTGTTATACATATCCGGTCTGTTCTTCTCCATAAGCTCAAGAACGGCTTCTTCAGACACCATGTTCTTCTCTTTTGTAACTTCAGGATCAATGTTAAAAATTGTAGCCGGAATCTCATTCTCTATAGCTAACCCCATAAAGTGCATAGCTATCGGAGGCTTGAGTATTTCAGCCATGTCGGGTGTCCAGTACCCCTCGCTAAAACCAGCAAATACAATGGTATTTGTTATCGCTTCAATAGGAGTACCGGCTAATAGCAGTCGCAAGAAGTTCTCTTCAACATCTGGCTTCTCCACCCGCTCAACCACATACATCATCGCTTCTTCAGGATTTGTATATACAGGAGGTTTTTCCCACGCCCAGTTCTGAGGGGGCTGTGTAAGAGAATGTCCGGGGATAGGGGCGTTGAACCTATCAATAGCCTTTGTGCTTCCCGGCTCTGGAGATTTTAACTCCTCAATTTTAGGATCGCGGTAATACGGATCAGGATTTAATGGCATAGTTTATTCCTCTACACATACTGGCTTTGTCTAATATTAAGGCCTCTTAAGCTGCTAGGATTTGCAATGGTGCGGCCCTTGGGAGTATTAGTCCCTGCAATCAATTCGCTTAAATCTCTAACGGGCTTACCACCATTAGCCGCCATAGCCTGCATAGCTGCTTGCGCTCTAGGAGAAAGACCTGCTAACTGTGCAGAACGGGCAACACCCGGATCACCCACTGGTCTGGTTGGTAGCATTCTTGCTGCAGGGCTTCTTGGCCCAGCATTTTGATTTGCTTGACCCCTTTGGCCCCCTTGGCCCCCTTGTCCTTTAAGAACAGCACCCGCAGCACCTGCAAAACTTTTAATTAATTTAGCCGTTTCTTTGTCTACACCTAAATTTTCGTACAGGAAATCTTGTGCCTGTTTAAGGTAGCTACGGTCATCATAAGGCTCAAAGTAACCGCCTTTTTGATAATCTCCACTACTATAGCCGTATTCATCGAATCCATCCCCACCGCTAACATATGTAAGAAAGGAATCATCTATATTTCCTTCATCATCATAGTTAAGATTCTGATCGGGATAATCATCATAATCATCAGAAGATGTGTAATTAAAAGTAGAGGCACTGCTTCCACCACTGTCAAATGCAGAGGTTACGCCATAGTATGCATCGCTAACAAACTCTGAAATGCCATCAAATATACTAAAATCCATTTAAGCCCCCAATACGCCAAAGACGCCCTGAATAACGGTATTACCCAATGTATTGTAAAAAGTATCTTCAGCTTGCTTCTCATACAATTCAGAATTAAAATCCTGCTGCTGTGCAAGTACTGCAGTATTATGCGCCCTCTGCGCTGCATTCTCAGAAATAGTTACCATCCATCCTGCCTCATCTCTATACCTCTGCCAAAGTTTATCCATGCTTGATTGTGTTATACCAAGAAGGTTAAGTGCGTTAGTCCGATTAACCTCGTTCTCTTCTGCAGTATTAGCCGTATTGATATTTCTACGCCATACAGCATTAGACTGTTGAATTAAATTTTCATTGTTTACGTTAAACTGCTCCCTAGCATCGTTTAACTTTTCATAATATCTTGTAGATGCATTAGTCTGGTCAGTATTAAACTGGTCCATAGCGGCTAACCGACTAGCATTAGCGTTCTGTACCTGAGTATCAAGCTCTGTAAAGAACTGATCCACCTGTAGCTGAGACTTAGCATTAAACTGTCTAGCGGCATTCTCTTGCGCCTGATCAGTAAAGAGTTTCTGAAACTGTGACTGCAGGTCAATAGTTTTTAGCTGCTGTTCGTTAGTAAGGTTTTGTGTGTCTATCTGAAGAAAAGCGCGGGAGTTATTTACCGCTGCTGTCATTCGCGCATCTAGATTAGCTTTATCCATTGCAGCGTAAGTAGCGGCATTCTGTAGAGTAGCCTGTTGTTTATTGTTTAAACTTTGAAGCTGTATAGTAGCATACTTGTTAGCATCCTGTGTTGCTATAGGTATGCCAGATTCCATTATAGCTTGGCTAATAGCAGCCGCTGCCATAGAGGACGCTCCTAGCCCTCTCTGAGACATCATAGAGCCTACATTACGTACAGCAGGAGCAGCCCAAGGAGGAGGAGGTTGCCCCTCTTCAAAAGATTTAAACAGTTCCCCTAGCTGAAACTTTACAGTAGCTTTTTCATCTAGCTCTTCTGTAACTCCTACTGCAAGAGCTTCTTCAGAAACTGCACCCTGTATATCTCCAACAACAGATTGTGCAGAAAGCTGGCCCTTAGCCGCTTCAAATTCAGGAGTTCCCTCTTCAACAAAGGACTGATACGTAGCCGCTGCTGTTCTAGTAGGAGTGGGAAGTTCTAGCCCTGTCATACTAGCCGTTTGTATAGGAGGAGCAACATCAGCAAGCTTTTCAGAAGAAGCAAAAAGCTCATCCTCCTGTAAAGTTCTAGGAGTAAAAGGTACTTTTGCAGCTTCAGGTATCTGATAATTAGGCTCTGATAGATTAGCCTCTTGAGCAACCCTATCTAAAAGCGATACTTGTCCCTGCTCCTCGTCAATCGTCAGCGGTGTGACATCTGTAGCAGTTGCTGTTGATTCTGTCTCTTCAGCCATTTAGTTATTCCTTATGTAATCTTTCTTTAAACAAGTCTTCGGCCTGTTCTTTACTTTGCTGCTGTGTTAGATTTTGAGTGATAGCTGCCAACTTTGCTTCAAGCTCTGCATTTTTAGACATAGCTGCATCCCTTTGACGAACTAAAACTCTTATAAGATTTTCAGTGTAAGTGTTATCCATTTCCTTCTTCATCTTTAGCTCCTTTAAGCATTGCCCATAACCTAAAGATTAAAAGTATAGAACCGCCCACAAGCATAAACAATTGAAGAGTCTGCTCTAAATGTTGCAGCCATATAGGAGTTGACACAAGGCTAGTTCCTATAACTGCATCTACTATATTTTTAATACTTTCAGGATTCTTAGGGTCCATACTATTATACCTTTTTTCAAGTAAAAGTCAAGTTAAACATTGTATTAAGAAGCAGTTCTAGAACTTGCTACAGGAGGATGTACACCATTATGCATTTTCCTTAAAGATTCCGTTGCAGACTTTAAACTATCTATATCTGCTTGCATCTTTGCTGTAGCCATGTGTTCTCTTCTAAGATTTTCAGGGCTATTCATTTGAGCAAGTATGTCAAGACGTTGTTTTTGTGTGCTATGGTAGGTGTCTAACGTATCTACACGTTTATCCATAGCACGAAGTCTTTTTTCAATATCTGCTAAGTTTTCTAATATAACTTTAATCTGCATTTTGCCAACAGCAGCAGCACCAGCTACAGAAAAAAGTATACCGCCAAGAGTTATGATCAGGCGAAGATCAATTGCTCCATCCACTTTAGTTACTTTCTAATACAAAATTAAAAGCTATACTAACTCGTCTTTCAGATTTATTTGGCATTACACTATGTAAAAGATAGCTAGGAAACATAATTAAAGCACTCTCTACCGGCCTAACAAACATTTGAGTTAAATTTCTTTCATTTTGTTTTAATATTGGTGTGCATCGCATGTTGTCGTGAAAAGGGGATTTAAATACTAAAGGCCCATCTTCCTTTGAAGCACATGGATAGTAAATTGCACTTATGTCTGAATCGGGATGATTATGTGTTTCTTGAGAATGTCCTGCACTATATGCGTTCAACCAAGAGTCTCTAATTTTTAATTTGTAGTTAACCGTGTCATATTCTAACAGATCACAAAACTCATTTGCTACACTTAGTACAGGGTCTTTAAGCTGTAAAAAATTAGGGTGATCAATTATATTTTCTCCAACTCCAGAAACATATAATTCGCAACACCAATTAATTGGTTTTTTATTCTTATTATTTTTTATAAAAGTATCTAAATTGTCTAAAATGCCCTTGTTTATTTTATCAGCTTTAGGAATACGTTTTTGTAAAACAGGAACTGCAAAAAACCCGTTAAAAAGAGTATCACTCATCTATACGCGTAAACCTGTTAGCATAAGTTGCTTGAACGTACACCTCACACTCTTCCCTAGAGGCATTATACTCCTCTTCCGTATATGTGCTACCAAAGTTTTCTATTGCAGCCTCCATTGCTAAACTAGAAGAATGTTCTGGAACATGGTTGGGATACCTTTCTCCAGCTTTTCCTATCTCAATATACTTAGATAACATAAAGTCGTATGGTTCAGCCATAACATTCCTCAAAAATAAGCGTTTTCAATATAGTGAAACTTAGCAGTGTCTTGATGCCAAATACCAAGATCAGTATTGTTTTTCATAAATATAGGCCATATGGAGGCAGAAGATGAGCTTGAAAAGGTTGTTACTGCTGTTTGTTTAGTCTCCACTGTGTGAGTCCCATCTGAATTAGAAAAGTCTATAGTTATGGTATCTACTAGCATGTCAGAGCCACTGGTGTAAACTCTTGCTGTTCGATATAAATCTGGATTACTTCCACTTCTATCTTGACCACACGAATACTTTGGGTAATTACCTGCATATCTAATTCCATCCAATCCTTGCCAAAAACACTGTCCTGCGGGTACATCCGTGCCACCATCAAAAGCTACTGAACTGCCAACGGTTGCTGTACCGCCCGACCATGTAATTGGATATACTACTGAATTGGCTGGATTTGCGGTATCTGAATGTATTAAAACATTACCCCAAGTTGTGGCAAGCAGACGTGGCCTCTCAGTGCTGCCAGTGTGTGTTGGTAAAGTTACTGCGCTGTCATTATCTGTTCTTGTGAGTGATCCGCTTGCTGAACCTGTCCAAGACATATGATTGATGTCAACCCGTGTCGTTGCATCAGTAAACGTATTTGAGTTAGCATTATTTAAGAATATAAATTCATTTATTGTTCCGAGGTTTGCATATTCACTGCCGCCTCCCGGAGATGACAATTCATAATGATAGTTTGCACTTGAATCACCAGAAGAGGCTGATATTGTAGTGGATGCGCCGCCAGAATATGTCCCCATATAAAATCGCTGTTGATTAGCGTTTATTCCCCATACACCCTGTGTGTCATTTAATCGGTATCCCCCACCATATCTTTGTGCGGCTGATACTACATTTATATTATTATCAAAACTACCAAGGTTTGCAGCAAGATCAGTAAAATACTTTCTTGCCGTAAACCCACCAGCAGCAGAACGCATACCCCATATACCTCGATCAAGAGATAACTGTTGCCCCGACCCAGAGTGGGAGGATGATCCTAAGGCATACATTGTCCAATCAGAGGCAAGTTCAGTAAATTCGTGAGTTGAAATGTTATAAGAAATTGGTGTCGTTGCATAATAATTGGTATTGTATGGTGCAACCATCATTAGCCAATTGTCTGCTGTGCCTGACTGAGTATTGGTTTCATCATCATCATAAACCCAATCTCCGCCTACAGACCATATACCCGCATCACTTGAACTTGTTAAATCGTCTATATAGACAACTGCTTCTGGAGGCGCACTACCCCCTGCACCAAACCCTAGAATTTGATATCCAAAACTCATATTTTACTCCAATTAGGCATCGTTGGCTGCATCAGTGGTAAAGAATAACTTTATACCGAGTAGTCGCGCATCTTCTGCCATATCATCGTTACCATCAGAAACATCTCTAAATATCCTAAAGAAACACATATCTGCATCAGCAGGGCTTCCTGCTATCGTAATTGCACCGCTTTCTGCGGTTACACACAAATCTTCTGCAGCACTTAAAGCGTCATCTGTTACAACCACTGCAGTACCATATGCAACGTCAATAGTATCATTATCAGAGACTGCTACGCCTTGCAGACCCCAAGCAACACCATCCGTGTCCGTTGCAGTAGTTGTCCAAAAAACCTGAAAAGTAACTGTGCCTTCATTCCAGCTTTTTGGAAATGCAATTTGAAACTGAGCGTGTGTATCTGCCGAGGCTTCAAAGTCCAAAACATTCATGTCAGGACGGCCAGAGGTTGTTTCTGCTGTGGTTAACGACGCACAACCATTTGTCGCAGTGGGGGTCATAGCCGCTGCAGGTACAAAGATAGTCTCTTTACCTGCCGTCTTAATCGCTGCACTTGAAACTGTAGGGGCTTGTGTAAAGTTAACCACACCGCCAGAGGAGATTGATAGCGCATCTGTATCTGATGCAGAACCAATAGTGCCAGCATCCTTAATGACAATATCATCCTTAAATGTAACAATACCTGCAGAAGATATGGTCATCGCATCGGTTGCAGATGCAGAACCAACCGTCCCATCATCAGGCACGGTGACATTAGTGCCTGTAAGAGCTACTGTTCCTGCAGTTGCAGGTAAAGTTATTGTCACATCCGCTGTAGATGCAGGGCCAATGAGAGTGACAGCGTTTGTGCCATTGTCACTGTCCTCAAAAAACTTCACAAAACCAGCACTGGTTGCGCCATTTTTAAGATCAGCACCCGCATTAATTACAGGGGTCGTTAGTGTTTTATTTGTTAGCGTAGATGTAGAAGCATCTGATACTAAAGTTGAGTTACCGCCTGTGCTTGGTATGGTTAAAACATTGTTAGCACTTTCTGAGTGAGGCGCAGCTTTTATTTGCTGTCCATGAGTGTTGGCTTCACAGTTGAATTGAATAGTGCCTTGGTTAGTATTACCTCGAACAGTTACATGGCCTGTGCCATTTGGGGCTAATTCTAGATCAGCGTTTGAAGTGGTCACAATATCCTGACCATTCATGTCTAGATCACCGCCCAACTGAGGTGACGTATCTTCGACGACATTTGATATAGCACCAGAGGTAGCAAGTCCTGCAACTACAGCAGACCTCTGAATTTTCTTTAGTCCACCACCTGACGTATCAACAGCTAAGAAAACATCATCGTTTGCAACAGTAGCTATTTCAGACAGAGAACCTACAGCTACGGAATTAAAGTTTGTGCCGTCTGCGATAAGCAAATTACCTGCAGTATTTGTTCCCAGTGTTAAATTACCGCCAACACCAAGATTACCTGAAGAGTCTAATGTAAGAGCGGTGCTAGTGCCTATCGCACTGGTGCCAATTTTAAACTTGTCACTGTCTCCATCGTCTACACCCATTGTAAATGTCTGTGTGCCAGACAGCGCAAAGGATAGGAAGGGGTCGCCATCAGTCGCAGTATTGTCGATGACTAATCCGGTGGTTCCACCCGCGCCTCCAAGGGTTAGGCCGGTATCTGCAGCATGAGTGACCGTGATATCATTATCAGAACCAAAACCAAGAACTGCACTATCGCTATCTAGCTTGAGATCATTACTAACTGTAACTGCAGTAGAGGCGTTCATATCAATGGTTGCTTCGCCATCAATACGCAGAACACCATCAGAGCTTTGTTGAATAAAGCTTGCGGTATCTCCAAACTGTATCTTTTCTGTGGTCGTTAAGAGAATGTCATCAGAAAATTTAAAATAGTCTTCATCTTCCATCCATGTTAATACGCCATCTGCAGTATTACCATCAAAGGTTACAACAATATCAGTATCGGCTCCTGTACCAAAAGTAATAGTGTTGCTTAAGAGCTTTTCAATAGCTCCTCCCTCACCATCTGTACCATCATGCTGATGGCCTCCTGTTTCAAAAGCGGCATCAATAGCATCAAACTCTGTGGTAAAATCAGACGCTTGAATAGTTTCCCCATCTACAAAATTTGTTGGGCTTGTTTTTGTATAAGCTGTACCCATTACATTCTAGCTCCCGGTGTAAATTCTAATGAAAATCCTTTTAAAGTATAAGTAGGATTTGTACTTGTATCTGTAAACTTTAGTGCCAATGCAAAGCCTGAACCTTCTACAGATTGGCGGTACAGGGGTGTGTATATTGCTGCGCCATATTCGGCTGTATTCATTATAGCACTGCCATAAAAAGCAGACCCCGCAGGATCAAGAAGATCATACAGTGCAGGGCTAGGCAAAAGAATATCTCCATAGTCATATTCAAGATTCATGTCTACACCAGCTACAGTGCCTGTTCCAAGATAGTTTATAACTACCCTTTGCATATTTTTTCTTATTCCTACATCACCCATATTGTAATCAATTGTTCTGTAAGTACAGGCCATTGTTACGCCATCAAAAGTGCTTCCATTTTCTTGTTGATATACGTAGCCATTATCAAAGTCCCCGTGAAGAACAGTGTCTTGATTAGATATGTTTCCATGAGCAGCACTCATAGGTTTAATGCCCTTTAGATCAGCATACTCCCAACCAATTTGACCTGTATCCGTACCTCTCTTTAGAACAGCCATAAGACCTGTAGAGTTAGCATCTGTAGCTGCACCGCTAGGATAGTATATTCTGTATTGACTTTTTCCGCGTATGACATGCGAGGAGATATTATCTATTTGACCCGCATTTAAACTAATTAACCTTGCCTGAACTTGCTTAGAAATCGTCCCTAGCTCCGTATCGCCAATCTTTTCAGTACCCGCGATAGTTCTTAAGCCGTCAGGAGCAAGGTAGATAAGATCACCTCCTATTTCTTGAATGCTAAAACGAGAAGAACAGCCTATGTTTCTTGTAACCGGCTGCAGCACAAAGTCTGCTACACTAGAACCGGCTAACCTGTATATGCTGTCTTTACAAAAAATAACCAAAGTTTCACGAAATTTTGCTAATCCTACAATTTCATCTCCCACAGATATCTGCCCTGCGCCAGAAGCAACACTGAAATCATTTTCACTGTAAGGTGCGCTAAACTGGACTAAGTGTCTGTTATTAGTCATACCCGAAAAGAATAGGTGGTTTTTATGCTCCACAACAACTTCAGGTGCCGCAGGTTTAGTTCCTGCTCCAGAACCTGCACCTCCTGTTAAAGGTAGGTAAGTGTTTCCATCATACGTGGCGGCATCGTTAGCTCCGTCAGCCATTGCAATTTTTTCTGTACCCGTCCAGTTATAAACGGAGAAAGAGTAACGTTCTGCATCAGAACGATTGCTAGCGATAGAAGTCCATCCAGAGCCTGAACTAAACATCACGTTAGCGCCCCGTGCAGCAACTACTTTATCATTCCATACTGCTATACCAAGTATTCCGCCTGAGCCAGTAACCTGATTATCATCAAACTTAGTAAACCCAAGAATTTTAGAGTAGCCTCCAGTTACAGAAGGTTCATAGTTTTCAAGAGTCACTGCTTCTCCGGGCTTTGCAACAAAAACACTTTTGTCAAGAACAAGACCGCCATCGCAGTTTACAGGAAAGGCTTGTATGGGCATTAAACGGCTCTCATATAGTCTTTTTGATTAAGAAGCTCTGTTTTCATTCTGCGGATACCATTCTCATAGTCTCTAAATGCAAACTGTGCAGCTTGATCGTTACCTCTAAGAATATGTACGTAGTATTTTACACGGGCTACAATTACATCTTGATACCTTAGAGGGATTTTTGGAGTGTCATTAAATAGAGACAATTCTGCAGAAGAGTCATAGAAATCAAACTCAACCTCATACTGAGTGTTTTCAGGTATCGGAGTAACTCCAAATGCAACATCACTCCTGATGCGGTATACGCAATCAGGCGCACCAAACCCACTATCGGGGGATGAAAGGGATAAGAACTCACTTTGCCTGTAGGAAGAATGATACCTACCTAATCCTTCATGGTACTCTTCATAAGATTTATACTTTAGAGGTTTTGCTGAAGCGTCCTCTTCAAATACTTCTATAAAATCTATATCAAGATTTTGAGATGCAGTATTGCTAAGACTTATGAAAGTCTGCTGAGTTGATGCAGTAAACCTAGCCGTTTTTATTTCTCCAGCGCCAACATTTGAAATAGTAAATGTTGTGGATAAATCAGAATCTTTATCGCTGCTAGAACCAGCAAAAACATTAAGAGTTTCAGAAGTAGCTGAAGAACTGCCCGAAGATATTCTTGCAGTAATTCTATATGATCTATTTTCTACTGTAGGTATGGCCTGATCAACGCAACCAGCGTTTAGCCGAAGAACACCCGCTGCGTATCCGCCATTGCCGCTAATGTCATTACTAACCGCTGGAGTGCCTCCTGTGCTAGTACCTGCAGGGTCAGAACTACGGCTAGACCAGTAAGAGCCAAGAGTAATTGTCTTGTCAAACTCTCCCTCTTTAATGAGGTTCTGTGGGCGCAGAAAAAACCCATCATAGTCTACATCAGTGCAGAAAGTAACAACTCCAGAGGTAGCCGTGCGGGTAGAAGATACGCCTGTTATAGTTTCTGCTGCCTGAAACTCTCCTTCAATAGGTTCTATAAGCATGTACTGCTCATCTGAATGACCACCATGCGGAGGTACTCTTCGTAGAATACCCTTTGCAGAGGACGTTCCTCCTGTAACAACCTCGTTGAGGGTGAAGGCTCCGCTAACACTAGAAACTACTACCTTTACAGGGTATTTATACTGACCTGTACCGCCAAAGAGAGTGTACCTCGCACTGTGGAAATGCCAAGGCCACTGAATGTACTCGGCATCTATATCGCGTATGGCTTTATTAATGCCTACTTTAACTGTGGTCTGTACACCTCTTGTGCCGGACAAACCTGCAGCAGTTTCTGCAACAGTTGTTTCGTTTATATCGAACAGAACAGAGTTTATTAATTCTACATAATTCATGGTTTGCCTAACTGTTAGCTAAAAATAATTCATCTATAGATAGCACCGCTTCTAGCCTATTAGCAGTTTCTGCTGTAAGTTTAATAGCGTCTCCCTCATTCAAATTTAAATCTAAATCTAGAATAAGGTAGCTATGTGAAGCTATTGCAAATTCATTTACAATAGAGTATGTAGCACTCGCACTAGCATCGGTTATCTGTACGGTAATGTCCGTTTGATGTCCTGAGGTTTGGGCTATAACAATTTTTTTTAATACAGCATCGTGACCAGCAGGAACGGTGTAGACTGTTGTTTGATCTGTGCTGCTAAGAGCAACCCCTGCATTTCTTAGTCGAACTGGACGGGCTAGTGCGTTTGTCAAGAGTCTATCCCCTTAGTTTTTTTTATAGCGGGTGCAAAATTAGTCCCAAT